ATCGTCTTCGTAGACGATGGAGGTACTTGGCACGTAGAGGATATACAGTATGGTCGCTGGACTCTTGATGAGACAGCCCAGAAGATCTTCGACGCAGTCGCTAAGTATAAGCCCATAAGTGTCGGTATTGAGAAAGGCATAGGCCAGCAGGCTGTCATGTCCCCCCTCCAAGACATCATGCGCCGTACTCACCGAGTGTTCCGCATTGAGTTGCTGACGCACGGGAACCAGAAGAAAGAAGATCGAATCCTTTGGGCGCTCCAAGGCAGGTTCGAGCACAGCAAGATCAGACTCAAGAAAGGAGATTGGAACCTAGCCTTCGTAGACGAAGCGTCAGCCTTCCCCTCCAAACTTGTACACGATGACTTACTGGACGCGTTAGCTTACGTGGACCAGATGGCTATCGTACCATACGCCAGCGACCTCGACCTAGAGGACGACTACGTCCCGATGGACGCTATAGCAGGATACTAATATGAGTGATATATTCCAAGACGACGTCGACGGCACAGTAGCCCTCGAAGGCTCACTCGCTGAGTGGGTCATGGACAAGTGCCAAACGTGGCGTGACCACTACGAGAGCAACTACAGCGCCAAGCACGATGAGTACATGCGCCTGTTCCGTAACAAGTGGTCGGCTGAGGACAGCGAGAGAGGGAGTGAGCGGTCTAAGCTTATCGCCCCTGCTCTGGCTCAGGCAGTTGAGTCTAACGTAGCAGAGGTTGAGGAAGCCACCTTCGGGCGTGGTAAGATCTTTGACGTACGGGATGACATCGCAGATGAGCAGACTCAGGACATGGTCTTCCTTCGTAAGAAGATGCACGAAGAGTTTCATCACGCACGCATCCGTAGCTCAGTAGGTGAAGTACTGGTTAATGCCGCCGTATATGGCACAGGCATTGCTGAGATCACCATTGAAGAGCGTAAGGTCTACACCCCCGGCTCCCGTCCTATGTTGGAAGGGGCGCTAAAGGAAGTAGGCGTGCATGAGTCATACAGACCTATTGTCAAGCTCAACCCCGTTCAGCCTAAGAACTTCCTGATCGATCCAGCCGCTAACACCGTAGACGACGCATTAGGTTGCGCCATCGATGAGTACGTTAGTCGCCACATCGTTGAGGAGTTGCAGGAGCAAGGCGTATACTTGGATGAAGAGTTCGTAGGAGAAGCCGCCAGTGAAGAAGAGATTGAGTTTGACTCGTCAGTGGATAGCAGACCCAAGGATCGTATTCGCCTCACCAAGTACTACGGCAAAGTACCCCGCGAATACCTTATTGCAGAAGGAGTGGAGGAAGACGAGATCGGAGTCCCCGGTCATTACGTGGAGGCCATCGTCGTCATCGGTAACGAAAGCACGGTACTGAAGGCCATCCCCAACCCTTACATGTGTCAAGATCGACCTATCGTTGCATTCCAGTGGGACGTTGTACCCAGCATCTTCTGGGGACGAGGAGTCTGTGAGAAAGGTTACATGAGCCAGAAAGCTCTGGACGCCGAGCTACGAGCACGCATTGATGCGTTAGCACTTACGACACATCCCATGATGGCAGTGGATGCTACGCGTATTCCACGAGGCCACAAGTTAGAAGTAAGACCGGGGCGTATGTTGTTAACCAACGGCGCACCGTCAGACGCGATCATGCCTTTCAACTTCGGCAACCTCAACGCCGTCACCTTCCAGCAGGGGCAACAACTCCAGTCTATGGTAGCGCAGGCAACAGGGGCGGCAGAAGCGGCTCAGGCTAACATGAGCGACGGAACAGCGGCAGGTCAATCCATGCAACAGGGTGGAGTGATGAAGCGGCAGAAGCGGACCTTGGTAAACTTCCAAGAGAACTTCCTGATCCCGTTCGTTAAGAAGGCGGCATACCGCTACATGCAGTTCAACCCAGAAGAGTTTCCGATTGGCGACTACAACTTCATCCCCTTCTCTAGCCTTGGCGCTATGGCGCGGGAATACGAAGTTGCACAGCTTAGTCAGATCCTCCAAGTTATACCACCCGAGTCGCCAGCACACGGCGCTGTACTCAAGGGGATCATCGATCACCTCAACGTCAGCAACCGTGAAGAGTTACTGGCCGCAATTGAAGCGGGTAATCAGCCTAACCCAGAAGCAGAGCAGATGCAACAGCAACAACAACAGATGCAGATGGCTATCACTCAGGGTCAGGTTCAACTACTCAACGCTCAGGCGTCCGAGTCGCAAGCGCGTGGACAGAAGTACAACGTCGAAGCGCAAGTCTTACCGCAGGAGATGACGCTTAAGTATGCGGACACCGACGGCGATGGTAAGGCAGACGACAGGGACTTCGAGAAGCGCATCCGTATGGCAGAGTTAATGCTGAAGGAGCGTCAGGTCGAAGGCAAGGAGCGAGTAGAGATGGAAGGGGCCAAGGGTAAAGCCGAGGCAGAACTCATCAAGCAACTGACCTCAGGGAGTTAAGCAATGTCTTGTGGATGCAAAGGAAAGAAGTGTAACTGCGGCGGCGGAGGCTATAAGTAATGCCTACCAAGAAGCCAGCCAAGGGAAAAGCTAAGGTAAAGGTAACAGCTAGCGGCAAGAAAGTGAGCTACGGTCAGGCCGGTAAGGCCAAGGACGGGAGCAAGCGAGTACAGCCCGGCACCAGCAAAGGGGACAGCTACTGCGCTCGCTCTGCTGGAATCAAGAAAGGTTTAAGCAAGAAGAAAGCCAACGATCCCAATACGCCAAACAATCTGTCGCGTAAGCGGTGGAAGTGTAGGGGATCTAGGTCTACTAAATAACATGACCTCAAGGAGATAATCATGTCAAGCAGTATAGTAACAGAAAAGAAGTTTAACGAGTTAGTATCCACAACCACAGCCTACCTCCAAGACCTACTCGACCGCGTCACTAAGTTAGAAGCGGAAGTAGCGGCCGTAAAGGCGAAGAAGGGGAAGGCGAAAGATGGAGAGTGAATACTTCGACGAGGCTAGGACTATGTTCCTTACTGCTGGATGGGCAACCTTCCAAGAGGAGTTAGAAGAAGCTATATCAGTATTAACCTTAGAGAGCTGTAGTACGACGGAGGAATTCTGGCAGGCACGCGGTAGGCTCATAGCCTTACGCCAGTTCGCCGGGTACGAGAACGCTGTACTATCAGCAGAGGATTCACACGATGCGTAAGATCTTTGATGTAAGATGCACAGCGTGTGATACAGAACGTGAAGAGTTTGGCTACCTCGACGACGCTTTCCGGTGCGGCGAGTGCGGAGCGGAAGCCAAACGAATCATAAGTCCCGTTAGATGCCAACTCGACGGAGCCTCTGGGGATTTCCCCGGCGAGGCGATGAAGTGGGAGAAGCGTCACAACAAACGAGACTTTAATCAGGGCGGTAGCTTCTAAGCCAGAAGTCGCCCTTACCCCAACCCCTCCCTTTAATGGGATAAAGGAGTTCATAATATGGCTACCATTGTAGATGCTAATGACTTTGTAAAGAAGGCAATCCCTTTTGAAGAGAACCAAGCTGAAGAGACTACTGAAGAGTTCGCTACTCTTCCAGAGACTGAGGAGGCACCTGCCCCTGAGCCCGAAGTAGTTGAAGAAGTTGAGGCTCCCGCAGAAGAGGACCTTCCCGAGAAGTATCAAGGCAAATCAGCGTCCGACATTGCTCGTATGCACCAAGAGTTGGAGAAGCGTTTAGGTCAACAATCTTCCGAGGTTGGCGAACTACGACAACACTTCGACCAGTACGTACAGTCGAACATAGCGGCGCAAAACTCTGCACCGGAAGTAGTAGAGGAAGAGATCGACTTCTTCGCTGACCCAAATGCGGCGATGGCTAAGGCCATTGAGAACCACCCCACTCTCAAGCAAGCCCAAGCGGTTGCGGCGGAGATGGCTAAGTCACAAGCACTAGCTAAGTTGAAGGCTTCACACCCTGATATGAACGAGGTGCTAGGTGACAAAGGCTTTAAGGAGTGGGTTTCAGGCTCTCAGATAAGACGTGATCTTTATGCTCAGGCTGATACGCGGTACGACTTCGCGGCGGCTGACGAGTTGATTACGTTGTACAAGGAGCGTCGAGGTGTTGTAGCTCAGACTGCAAAGGTCGAGAAGCAACATCAGAAGAACGAGGTCAAGAAAGCCTCTACAGGAACGGCAAGGTCAAACCCCGAGGGCGTTTCGTCCAAGAAGGTTTACCGTCGCCGGGATATTATCGAACTCATGAACTCCGACCCCAAGCGATACGAAGCACTCATGCCTGAAATCATGAAGGCGTACGAAGAGGGGCGAGTCAAATAACCCATTAAGGAAAACATATCATGGCACTTGGATCTAACCACGTAACTAACGCCACTGCGGCTACTTTCATCCCAGAGATCTGGAGCGACGAGATCATCGCTTCTTTCGAGAAGTCTCTGGTCGTTCGCCCTCTCGTCCGTGCAATGAGCATGGTTGGCAAGAAAGGCGACACCATCCACATCCCTAAGCCTGATCGCGGAACTGCTTCTGCTAAAGGTGTTGAGGCTCAGGTAACTCTGATCGCTGGTTCTACTGACGAGTTAGTTGTAACTATCAACCAACACTTCGAGTACTCACGATTGATCGAAGACCTCACGGACGTTCAAGCTTTGAACTCTCTGCGACGTTTCTACACTGAAGATGCTGGCTACGCTTTAGCTACCAACATCGACAGTGCTTTGATCGCTGAAGCTGGAACTGGTTTCACTGCTCAGAAGTCTTTCGTTGCTGGTGGCATCGAAGACGAGTCAGGCGCAACTACTACTGTCTTTAACGACGAAGGCTTCCGTGCCGCTATCCAGATCTTGGACGACAACAACGTCCCCGGTGATAGCCGCGTTATCGTAATCCCACCTGCTGTTAAGCGCGATATGCTTGGCGTTGCTAACTACATCTCTAGTGACTTCGTTACTGGACAGCCTGTAGCTAACGGCAAGATCGGTAGCCTGTACGGTGTTGACATCGTTGTCTCTACCAACTTGGCAACTGCTGGTGGCGAGACTAAGTGTCTGTTAATGCACAAAGACGCTTTGGTTATCGCTGAGCAACTGGGCGTTCGCGTTCAGACTCAATACAAGCAAGAGTTCTTAGCTGACCTCATGACCGCTGACACTCTGTACGGTGTAGAAACTTACCGTCCTGAGTCTGGTGTTGTCATCAGCGCAGTAGTCTAAATAGTAATACCGAGGGGAAAGCCATAGGCGAGTACCCTCACTCACCCTTCGGGGAAGAGCATTCACAGGAGAATCCAATGTCTATCGACTATACGCCACTCACAGACTTCAGCGCCAAGGACGACATGTCCTCCTCGAACCCAGATAAGGTTATCTCTGGAGTTCCGTTTGACGCAGAGTTTGCATTAATCAGCCAGAAGTTCGCACTAGCGGCTCCGGCACTTAACGCCGCTTTCACCGGCACCACTACGCTCAACACTGTAGTACTCAACGGTCAGACGCTGACGAGTACGGACGTTGCGCTGTTCAAGGCTACGACTATTACGGTAGCTACTAAGGAAGCCACATGGGACGCTACGGCAGTCACAGTAGCAGGCAAGGAAGCAGGTTGGGACGCCACGCAAGCTGTAGTAGAAGCAGGCGACTCACTCTGGGACGCCACCAAGGCGACAGTAGACGCAGGCAGTGCTAACTGGGACACAGCGCACGGATGGGGCGACCACGGCGCTGAAGG